TGGAATATCAGCTCACATCTAATGATCCTTTTGTACCATCAGCACTGGTGAACATGGGACCGTATCAGATCAAGGCTGACGGGCTAGGCTCTAGCCAGCCACTCGACATCAACGTCGGAGCAGCTCAGGGCATAGACACTCAGGTCGTGGACGCTAACGGATCAGGTGTAGATATCACTGCCTCTACGCTCTCGGTCAAGGTCTACGACTCTGGCGGTATCCTAGTAGCCACGTATGCAGGTACTGCGACATATGCAGCTGATGGGAGATTGACTTTTGCTATCACGACAGCTGTCACTGGCACGGCTGGCACGTACACGGCTACTATCACCAGGACTACATCAGCCAGTGATACTCAGGTCTTTGGACCACTGCGACTGTACGTGAGGAGCGTCTGACATGTCTGCATACATCACTAATTTATATGAGGATCCTAATGAGGTCCAGCAGATATCAGCGTGGGTAGGAGACTGGCATGCCTACACGGTCAGGCTGACTGACGCTAACGGCTCACCTATCGACATCACGACTGGCACACTGGGCATAACCTACACGAATAACGCCACAGGCGTGGCGTACTCATTTGTGTCAGGATCTGCCACGCTCACCAAGAGCTTCTCTTTAGAAGGCATTATAACGGTCTTGAATCCCAACGCTTATCCGACAGCAGCTGTGATACGCACCACGATCTCTTTCACGGTCAGCACGACTGTCAGACGCTTTGGACCACTGCTGATCGAGGTGCTATCACCGTGAGTGTCAAGGTGGATCTATCCGGCTTTGACATCGCTAAAGACAAGCTGATCAGGATAGACCGTATGCATCAGAAGATGGTCCTAACCACTCTGACGGGCATCATAGGTCAGCTGTCAGGTACACGCTCAGGACAGCTCACAACGTATCATGGTCAGCCACACAGGTCATCAGCACCGGGTGAGTCTCCTGCCACACGGTCAGGTAACCTGCGCACGAGTCTGATATCTACCCGTGTCGCTCCCTACTACTACATGATCAGCATGGCATACTACGGGCTAACCCTTGAGCGTGACAAAGACCGACCATTTGCCCTCAGAGCATCAGAGCGAGCATGGTCTAACTTTGTGAAGATGTTAGAGAGGTATCTAGATGGCAGTTGAGTCTCTGATAGTGGATGAGTGGATCTACGACACGCTGACAGGGTCTGCTACTCTGATGGCACTGCTAGCGGTAGATAACCGTGCGCCTAACTATCAGCAGGGTGTGTATCTCTACTACGCTCCCGAAAAGGATCCTATCTCGCTACGCCAGCCACAGGTCCCGTACATCGTGATACGTCAGGAGCTAGGCACACAGGAGGATATGACAGCTCTGTGTGGCGCTCGCAAAGTCACAGTCTCAGCACATCAGGTCATAGCATGGGACAGTCAGAGCGGTGCTGTGAGCATGGCACGTATCCAGCCGATAGTTAATCAGATCGACACGCTACTCAACGCACAGACGGTATCTACGACCTCTCCCGTGTTCTACCTTAACAGGTCGAGTGTAGATGCGTCGATAGGTGTCAGCGGTGATGGTCGTGTGGATAATGGCATAAGCCAGACCTATACAGCCACAATAACTCTATAGAGGTAAATAAATGGGACGTTCACTACTCGCTAAAGATGTCGTAGTCACTTTGACATTCTCGTCAGCTGCTCTGACTGGTGCTACCAGTGCTGTGCCGACAGCAGGCACTACTACGGTCTCGTGTCTGGCTAAGTCACTAGGCATCACAATCACTCAGAACACGGTCAATGCCACAGCCTTATGTGCTGTCTACGAGTCATCCTTGTCGACCACACAGGCAGGATCTATCAGCATAGAGCTGTACGTGGATGCCACGACGGGTCCACTGTTCCAGTCTAAGCTAGGCTTTGGAGTCTACCTAACGGCTGACCTTGACGGGTCTGCTACAGTGGCTGCTAACGCTTTGGTATACTATGGTCTAGTCACAGAGGCTGGGGTTAACTTAAGCCCTGAGGACACACAGACCGAGTCAGCCACCATCAAACTCGGAGTGGCAGGCATCACAGGTCTCATAGGAGTGTAATTTGTCACTAGCATCTCTGGATAAGATAGCAGCTCGTGAGGTCAAGCCGACACTCAAGATCGACATATCAAAGTATGTCGGAGTGGAGGCTACTCTCGATTTTAGAGAGCCAAAAGCATCAGACCTTTTCCCTAGGGCTGATGCACAAAAGAAGCTCAAGATCTCGTTCCCAGAGTTTCCAGACCAGATGGTTCAGATCATCATGGTGATGGGTAGGTGCTACGTTCCACAGGCTGACGATGGTAGCCAGTTTGATCCGTACAGACAGATATGTAAGCTCGCAAGAGATCACGGTGATATCTACCTCTATGTAGTTAATACTTTTGCCGAGGCGTTCCCACTTGATATCTCGTCTGCTGTGGATGCAGTCCCAAACGACTAGGAGGGCTGGCACAGACGGTGCTGTACACATCTGTACGACACTTGAAACGTCATCCCTCAGAGACAGACTTGACGCTAACAGAGATGACTGAGGTAGCATGGGCTGGTGAGGTCTGGGAGAATCAGATCGTGGAGATCGTCAAGGCTGTGATATCAGTCCTGGCTAAGAGGACTCTGTAATGGCACTAGGCGTTTTCGACATAATCTTTAAGATAAGTGGAGCCAGTGAGACAGTCGCTGCTCTTGACAAGGTCAAGACTGAGTCTAAGGCAGCTGGCACAGAGGTCAAGAATTTCGGTGATAGTGCCGACAAGCTCGGCAAGACTCTCGGCAGAATAGCATCTGTCGCTGCTATAGGCAGTTTCGCAGCAGGATCACTACAAGCAGCTGCATCCTTTGACAGCCTAGAGAGAGCTGTAGGTACGACTGTCGGCACTACAGCAGAGCTACAGGCTGAGATGGCTAGACTGACAGACATCTCAAAACTACCGGGCATCAACCTTGAGCAAAGCGTAAAAGGTTTTATCGCTCTGAGGTCTGTCAAACTCACCGCTAAAGAATCAGAGGATGCACTACGAGGCATGGCTAATGCTATCGCTGCCACAGGTGGATCAGCGGAGACTCTAGGACAGCTCACACGGGGACTGTCTCAGATGGCTGGCAAAGCGTCTGTCTCACAAGAAGAGATCAACCAGATGACAGAGGCATCAGCTCTGGCTGGTCAGGCTATAGAAAATGCATTTGGCACACGCTCAGGTGAGGCTATCGCAAAGCTCGGAGTGTCAGGTGCTAAAGCATCTAGGATGATAGCACTTGAGCTGGGCAAACTCCCACAGGCATCAGCAGGCATCCAGACAGAGATGGACAATGTCGCTGATACTTTCTTTCAGCTACAGGTGGCTGTGGGCGGTGTTGAGGCATCCATGCTAAAGGCTTTTAGTCCGACTATTACTAATGCCATGAATGTCATCGCAGGAGCTATCGGTAAAATCACCACTCAAGGATCAGCGATGAATGTTGCTTTTAAGGGCATGATAGCGGGTGGTTTTATCGCCTTTATCGCAGACATCGGACTTAAGATTTTGACTCTTTTACCTATACTCAAAGAGCTACGAGCAGCTTTTACAAAACTTCAAGTGGTCATCGCTTTGACTGAGGGTATCGGTGCAGGACCTGCTGGCATAGCAATTGCTCTAGGCACTATTGCAGCTGCTTTCGCAGCGTACAAAGCGTCAGAGTATCTTGTAGATCAAATGTTTGCAGGTGGTGGCGTAGAATCTGCTAAAGGCACAGCGAACACTGGTAGCACCACTCCAGTCGCTAGCATGATAGCCAGCACACAGGCAGCTGCTGGCAAGACAGAAAAGAGTGGCAAGGCTATGGTAGACCCTCTAATCGCTCTGGCTACTTTTGCTGCTAGGGCTGTCGTACAGGCTACCGACTATGCCAAGAGCATGGAGGCATCACTCGTAGAGATAGCCAAAAATACCGGCTCGACTCGTGACCTCTTGGATCTACGCAAACAGACTTTTGGTGGCGGTCAGTTAGGCTCTATCGGTCTGACAGCTGTCGAGCTACAGCAGGGTAACCGGAGTCAAGGCGGTGTCGGTGTCATACCTCAGACACTCATACCAGCGTCTACAGACCTAGAGAGAGCCATGCGTAAGATGATGATTACTAACTTCCGGCAGGCTGTAGTCGCTGACATGAGGCGTATCTAATGGCTACGTCTCACCCGCTACTCGTCGAGGTCGACTGCCCAGAGCCTAGACCCGTGGTGGGCAGGCTGTGTGTCGGTGCTGATGGAACATCATGGGACCGGACTAATAGCGAGAGTACAGTATTTTTCGACTCAGTCACTAACACGGCATTTTTAGCACCACTACCACTGACAGCTGCATGGGCTAGTAACTGGTCTGGTCTCTATGTACGGACACCTCTAGCATCCTACAGTCTCATAACACCGGGTGTGTACAAGCAGGTGCAGATCTCTGGTGCTGGTGACTACTATGTCACTCAGACCACCACGACTGTGGAGTGGGTCCCGACTACAGCCAGCTACGGTGTCAATCAGCCGATATACGTCTCTGCCTACGTACCGACATGGACTGACTCCAGTGCCATAGAGGTGCTACGAGTGCAGTGGGGATACCTAGAGGCAGAGCAGGTAGAGATATCTTTCAGGGCTAACGGGACCTCGATAGTCTATAAGAACGGTGTACAGAAGGGCATCTATGACCAGACTGACACTAACAGGGCAGCTGGACGGTCTGTGTCTAGTGCCACCTCAATAGGTCAGCGCAACATCGCTATATGCATAATCCCGTTTAAGAGACGTGAGATGCTGGTGCTGACTAACTTTGGTACTAACTTTAGCCACATGTTTGAGGACTTGGACGCTGATGACCAAGCACCTGTCGTTCTACCTGCTGGTCCTTTTGCATGGAAGGTCCAGTATGGTAGACCGACTGTGCAGATCGCTCCTATCTTTTTCGAGGATGAGGGCAAAGTCTACTCACGAGTGATCAAGCTCAGATATCCTCCTGCTGCCACGATGAGTGCAGGACCGCAGATCTTTACAGACCTTGTAGGTCAGTACACAGCTGCTAGTGCCTCAGGTGCTACTATCGACGTGGTGCTACCTGATGGTAGTCCATACACACCAGATGGAATCATAGACGAGGTCAGGCTGATGGTCACGCTGACTGCACTCTCATCAAATACGATTGTTCAAGGTGTATCTGCTGGTATGTATTTCTATGACACGCTTCCT